CTTGTGGCCACCCCGTCGACGAGATCTATCGCAGATTCGTTTTGGGCATTGCTGCCCTCCCTCAGCGCGTGGGTTCACTAAACCCAGGAAGAATTGGTCTATTGTGCCAACTGCCAGACATCGAGTACTTGATATGCGGAAAAGTATTAGCGGGTCGTATTATAACCGACTCGCTACTCCGTCTACCATTACTTCGTCTGCGTTGACTGGACCGATGTGGACAACCGACGATACAGTTGGGAACAGGAATATTATAACCCATCGTTATAATGACAATGGGTTCCTGTCTATCCAAGCTGACGTCGCTGTCCCCACGATCGATGGCGAGAAATACGTGGTGTTAGGTGGCGTGCCCACCCTTGACAGGAAACTGTCAGGGTGGCCAGCTGGCCTACACCCCGTCCCGCAATCGACCGCAGCCGTGTTCCCAGTGCCAAATTCTGCGGCACTGTCGAATTACGCATACAGCATTATTGCTGGAACCAACATAAACGTCTCACACGTGAGTGTGCCGACGTTTGTGGGGGAGCTGCGAGACATTCCTGGCCTCTTCAAGACGTATGGTCAGAACATCTTCAAACAGATTGCACGGTTGCATCTGGAATGGAGATGGGCGATCAGGCCCTTGATGAGGGATCTCGTTAAGATGTGTGAATTTGGTGCTGTTGCTAATGCAAAAGCACTAGATATTAAACGTCTTAGCGAGGGTGGAGTGCTGCGTAAACGGGTTGGCCTTAGTCAGCAAAGCATTTTCGTCGACGGTGGACAAGTTGTCCTTAATTCCGTCGGCGCACTTGTCTTTGCGCAAAAGACTACGACCTACACCTCCAAGGTGTGGGGGACGGCGCAGTGGAAACTGCATTCGTCTGCGACATTACCTCGAGCGCATCGGTGGGTCAAGACTGGCAAAATAAAGGCCTTCGGGCCTTTAAATGCTTTTCTTGATTTAGCCCATCGAATTACGATCGGGAGAACGTCGTACGAGTACTTGACTACTGCATGGGAGTTACTCCCATGGAGTTGGTTCGCGGATTGGTTCCTTAATTTGCAATCTGTAATACAGGGTGCAAATAATACCATTCCGATGACCTGGTCAAACCTGTGTCTCATGCGTACACTGACATCTAAGACAGTGTACTCCGTGAGAACAGGACCGCCATCAGATACTTGGGTCACAGTTAATGGACCTAATTATCAGATGGAGGTTCGAAAGGAACGGTACGCTACCGTAACTCCTCTCGGACCACCCGTTGTACCCACACTGATACCGTTACTAAACGGTAAGACTTGGTCGATCCTAGGGTCTATTGCGATCCTACGAAACAAAAAGCTACGATAGCTTTCTGTTGGATCGCAGTTTTCTACTAGGAGAAACTGGTATGCTCGCGAACACTTTGACTCTGACCATCAACGCAATTGCGAAGGTGCTCGTCAGAATCAACCAAGACAACTACAGTTCAGAGTACTTTTTGAAGGACACACTTGATAGTTGGCGGCTTAAAATCCGCCATACCAAGTCTTCAAAAGGTGGGGTTTCTCTTGATCGGCATAACGTGGAACTTGTCCACGTAGTGTATGCCACCACCACAGCGGTGGAAATCTCGAGGAAGGTCTATCTAGTTTTCGAACTGGATCCGACCGACACGATGACCAACGAGGTCAGTGGCTTTTGTTCATGGCTGATCGCCAGCTCAAACGCCATAATCGTGTCCCTTGGGGGTTCGGAATCGTAACCTTCTGGTTACGATCACTCCCCCCGTTCTCCGGAACTAGGGTCTTACTAAAGACCCTCTATCGTAGTTGACGCGTGTTCAGAAGCATGACGTGGGACATTTGTTAGGAGAAATTCCCAACTATGTCTAAACGCCACGTTTCGGAACTTAGTGAGCTGTACGCTGCTCTCTTACGAGATGCAACGTACGCCTTTCCGTGCTTGAAGGACGAATTTGAGAGAGATCTCACTCGTCTCGTATCTGCTGTTGAGCAAAGAGGTCTACCAGTTTTACTGGTTGACCTCCCCGCAGCTGGTAAGCACCTTGATAGGTGCCTAGACAGCGGTGAGTACAGACTGTCTGGCCTGCCCTTAACGGGCAGGTATTCAAACAGAGTAGTGATCCCGAAACTGTTCCGGGGACTCTACTTACTCATTTTCGACAGCACAGGCCTGTTGAAGAAGGATGCCAACATCGAAGCAAACTTCTTTCTCCGGCAACTTTTGCTGGTAGGGAAGAAGGCTTCTAGTGATGGCAGCTTCGGTGCCCGAACCTCCGATCGAGTAAAGTTACTCGATCAATTTGAAGTTCGGGAATTCATCGATGTTGATCGTAGTCTTCCAATTCCTGAAAAGTTTTGGTCGACTACGGGACCTACGATTTCTGATGTCTCTGCTAATTACTCCGGTTGGAGTACTAGCACGATTTATCAGGAACGTTTATTGGTCCTGGATCCTGCAAAGCGCAGGATCTTATCTTCCTTTCTGAAGTGTCTCGACAAAGTGTCGGGCATTGTCAGTACCACTCTGGGACCTTTTATGGCCTCAGACTGGGACTTTCGACATGGCCCAGGCGCGATTGCCGAGGTTACTGGACCCACAAATAAATATTTGTGGAGACAGTGGTCAGAAAACCTCGAATGTGTCTTTCCAATTGCCGATTATGGATTTCATAATTGGAGCAGTTGGGCTGACGCGGCGACTGTGAAAACTCCAGTTCTTCGTCAATGTGACGATTTAGGGAGTTCCCCCGAGTCCTACGAGAGTCAGAGCTCCATATCTGACGACGTAGGATACTCTCGGTTAGTCGCTGTTCCCAAGAGCCACACTCGTCGACGGCTAATAGCCGCCGAACCGTGTGCGAATCAGTGGTGCCAACAATCATTGTGGCACTACTTCAAATCTAGGACAAGTAGGACCTGGTTAGGATCTTTCATCGTCTTTGACGATCAGACCCGAAACCAAGAACTTTGTCTTAGAGGCTCGAAGGATGGTAGCTTGGCGACCGTTGATTTATCAGCGGCCTCCGACCGAGTTACCTGTCACGCGGTCGGCCAGATGTTTAGGGTTAATCCCAAACTTGTTCTGGCCCTCCAGTCGACACGTACCCGTTTTGTACATCAGAAAATCTTGGAGAGATCCGAGACTCTGATAGAACTTCGGAAGTTCAGTACAATGGGTAGCGCCTGTACCTTCCCCGTCGAGAGCCTTATGTTTTTAACAATCGCATTATCGGCTGTCCTCACAGCGAGGAACCGGCCAGCGACTGTAGCGAACATAAAGCAGTTGGCGGACGAAGTCACTGTCTTTGGGGATGACATTGTCATTCCCACTGACGCACGGGAGTTGCTATTCGAGGCGCTTGAAGTACTTCACTTCAAGGTCAACGTAAACAAGTCTTTCTGGACCGGAAGGTTTAGAGAGTCTTGTGGCGTTGACGCCTTTGCTGGGGTCGATGTGACTCCCGCTTTCTGGCGGTCTCCGTCTAGCAACACACCAGATTCCATTGCGAGCACTGTTGCTGTGAGGAATAACTTTTATTCAAAGTTTTTACTCCACGCAGCGCAGTGTATTGCAACGACCATGCGTAGGGTATCAATTCCCTACACGACCATGGGATCTGGCGTCACCGGCTTCAAGTCCAGAGTAAAACCGGACAATCCTAACCTTAAAGTTAGGTATAACCCGGAATTACAACGGATGGAGTCTTTGATTACCGTGGTGGAAACCAAGGTCTCGAAGACGCCGGTTGGTGACGACTCTGCATGCTTTCAGTATTTCACTGAAAGACCTGACCCATTTTCCAAATGGTCATCAGGGGTAGCGCAGAGGCCTGTCCTAAATATTAGGCACAGGTGGGTCGAGAGCGACGCGTTAGTCAACTAAGCTAACGATAAACGTCGATCTCTT